CAAACAACGTATGACGTCTTCCATGGCGTGTAAGCAAAAAGGTTGTACACTAAAGCGTCACCTATGGCGTGTCAGGCAACCGGGAAGACGTGGCAGTTGTTGACCCAGACGTCGGCCTTGTAGTCGTATGCCATAAGGTCGTGACGCCGCAAGCGGTTGAAGAAGCTCTTGGGCTTGCCGCGATACTTGCCGTCGATGTAGGCCAGCACCTGGTCGGTGGTCAGGGCCGCCGGCAGATCCGAAAGCCGGGCGACTAGGGCCGCGTGGTTGGCGTGGCGTTGGGCCGCCGCCTTGGCCGTGGCGCGTTGCCGTCCCGCCTCCATGCGCTCGGGCTTCTCTCGCCAAGCCTTTTGCCTACCCCGGGTTATCGCGAGACGGAGCAGTACTTTTCGGGAGAGGTCTTTATTCATACCCTGGCCCACACTAGGTTCGGGTGTTTCCCCTCAAGGGTATCGACGAGCGTCCCCCGTAAGGGGGTATAAGCGTAGTCGCATACCCTACTCTTGTGTATACAAGAGACGGAAGTAGGCACGGAAGTATGCCGACACAATAGGATTGCCATAAATGGGCTAGAAGGCGTTTTAAGGTGGGGGTGGGGTGGGGGTAGCCGTCCTACCCCTCATCGGATGTAATCCCCGCTCCTAGACCCCTTGGCGGGGCTGGAATTGGCCTTCGGCTGTGAGGCTAGGCTATCCCCTAGGGCGTAGACCCATCGGAGGGTGCCCGGCTGGCTGGAATGACTCAGTTTGACGTACGGGACGAACTTGCCGTCCGAGTTACGGAGCCCGGTTCGGGACTGGCGCTTGGAGAAGCCGAAGCGGAAGGTGGCGGCCTCTTCGCCCTCCTCGGCCTTGGCGCGGAACAGGAACCCGGAGTCGCGGGCGAAGTTGCACCACTCTGCCGCCCCGGCCCCGAGGTAGGCCAGCTGCTGGGGAGGCATGCTGTCGAGGTCGAGGTTGGCCACGGGCTTGTTCGTGTGGTGGTAGTAGACCAGGGCGACGCCGGTGCGCTGGAGGAGCGGGAGGATCATGCCGCGAAGGAAGGCGGAGGTCAGCGCCTGGTCGGCGATCTCGAAGTCCACGAAGGCGAGCAGGGGGTCGACGACGACGACGTCAGGCTTGTGGCGGTTGATGAGGTTCTCGAGGGCCTCGACGAAAGCGGCGCCGCGTGCCTTGGTGTTGCGGACGATGGTCAGCTGCTCCTTGAGTCTGGCCTTCTCGCCCAGGGTGAAGTCCCGGGTGGAGCCGTTCCACATCTCGGCCATGTCGCCGAAGTCGTTCTCGGAATTGATGAGGAGTATCTTCAGCGGGCGGACGGGCTGGAGGCCGAAGAGGTGAAGGCCTAGGGCCCAGTGGGTGCACATCTGCATGCACAGGGTGCTCTTGCCCGTGCCGGCGAACCCGACGATCTGCACGGCGTACCCTTTGCAGAGCCAGCGGCGGTCACGGCCGACGAGGACAGTAGGGTCGGCCTTCGGGTCGAAGGCGTCCATGGCGTCGAGGTCGAAGACTTCCGTGCCCTCCTGCTGGTCGGCGAGGGCGTTGTCCTGCTGGCCCTTCCAAGCGGTCCACGCGTCCCAAGTGGGCAGGCCTTGGTTGATGTCGATGAGGGCTTGTTTGGCGTCGCCGCGGTGGGCACCGGGCAGGCGGGTGAAGCGCGAGGGGTTCTTGTTCTGCTTGTCGGGCGGGCAGTCGGCGAAGAGCTCGTAGACGGCGGATACGCGGGCGTCGTACTCGGCGCGGTCCTTGGCCTCGACGCGTACCCAGGCGTGAACGGACTTGCCGCCCGAGTCGACGATGGCGGTGACGGGGAGGTTGGATCGGCGGATGCGGGCCAGTTGTTCGGCCTTGGTGCCGGTGTCCCATTCGAGCAGGACGTGGCGGTAGGAGCTGACGGAGGAGTCCTTGCCATCGGCGTCGCTGACCGGGTTGATGCGGACGAAGGAGCCGGCGGGGCCTCCGTCGAGGGTGGGGTCTAGGCCAATGAGGTCGTTCCACTCCTTGGCAGTCTTCACGATGCCTTTGCCGGCGGGGCGTCCTTTGCCGTCGTCGGCGAGGGCGGCGGGCGTCTCGATCTGCACCTTGTCGTCGGGGCGGAAGACGGCGAAGAGAAAGTCGGTGAAGGTCAGGAAGTCGGCGGGGGCGGGTTCAGCTGCGGGCGTAGGCGGGGCGGGCAGGTCGGCCAGCGTGGCCTTCTTAGGGGCCTCCGTTGCCTTCTGCGGCGCTTTGACGGGGCGGGGGAGGGAAGGGGCGGGCTTGTCGCCTACCAGCCAGCCTCGGGGCTTGTCGTGCACGCGGCGGTTGGCCTCGCCGATCTTGCGCTGGAGGTCCTTCTCCGCCCAGGGCGGGGAGCACTTGGTGGCGTTGTACTCGCGGAGGAGGTCGAGGGCGGTGGCCTCGTCGAAGGCGAAGCCGTGGGCCAGCACAGTGGCGGCACGGAAGAGGGCGTCGTGGCCCTTCTGGCCTTCGATGGAGTCAGGGAGATGGACAAGGTATTTCCTTGCCCGCTCGATAAGGTCGTCGGGGTTTTGCATGGCTTGCGGGGTGATTAGATAAGGCGCGCCTGCTTGGTCAGGCGGTTGGCTATGATTTCACAATACTTTTCAGACATCTCGATGCCCACGGCTTTGCGTCCCAAGTTCTGAGCCGCAAGCAAGGTAGTGCCTGAGCCAGCAAATGGGTCTAGGATAGACTCGCCCGGGGTAATACGGATTATGCGCTCCATCAAAGCAACTGGGATTTGGCAGGGGTGTTCGGTCTTCTCGCCGGATACGTTTTTAACCTGGTTAATCTCCCACCAGTCGTAAAGGCGAGCTGTCTTGCCTTCAGCAATGCGTTTGGCGATGCGTGGGTCGGTTGGGTTCTTGTATGGCTGGCCGTCCTTACGAAAGTCTGGTTTGCATCCAAACCATGCGACCGATCGGTGCTGTCTTGGTGTGTTTGATGGATACACCCATGCTACTACCCGTTCAGGAAATAGGTTCATGGCCTTAGCAACATGATACATGGCCTCTGGGTAATGGATGATAACCGAGCTAGTGTGACCAAACACTGAGCCCATGAAGCGAAAGTATGCTTCCTCATCCATGCTGTCCTCGCACTCGTCGTAGTGGTATCCTAAGTTGTATGGAGGGTCGCTGATAATGGTGTGCTCCTCGGGGTTGATAAACTTGTAGAAGGCATCCTCGACCTTTGCATGGTAAAGAGTGATGCCTCCCTGTTGAAAATAGGGAAGGTGCATGGCTTGCGGGGTGGGGTATGGTCAGCGGGCTGGCTTCTGTCGAGCCTTCTTGCGGACGGGGCCGAAGTAGGGGGCTTGGCGGACGTACTTGCCCGCGTAGGAGTGCCGGAGGGTGATGCGCTCGATGAGGCCGAGTCGGATGCCCTCGCTCAGATAGCGCTTGGCGCAGGAGCTCTTGCACTTCCAGCGCTTCTGCCAGTCGTCCAGGGTGTAGAAGCCGGGCGGGGCTTTCTCGGCGCGGTTGTGTATCTCGGCGACGATCGCGGCGAGCATGGCGTCGTTCACCTTGATGTTCTTTCCGTGGGTGCTCATTTGCGGGGCGTGTAGAAGCGTAGGTCCTTCTGCCAGACGAACTGGTCGCCGACCTTATGGACCAGCCAGGCCTTCCAGTTGGCGCCGTCGACCCAGCCGGCCACCCAGCCCGAACCCCAGCGGGCGGTTGCTAGGCGGTGGGACGCGTAGCCCATCTCATCCTTGAGGCAGAGGCACCCGGCGGAGAAGGCGTTGCCCGACCCGTGCTTGGTGAGGGCGATGCTGGCCAGCGTGTGCGTGTGGCCGTGGATCAGCGCGCCGCCGCTGACTGCGTAGTGCAGGCCCTGCTTGATGGTGGCGTTTTCGCCGTGGGCGTAGCCGTGGACCATGGCCACCGGGCCGAGGCGGTAGACGCCCTTGTCGGCGTGGTAGGGCAGGATGACCTTGGCCCCGGCCTGCTTGGCGGTGCGGTTGATGTCGTCCTTGATGTCCTGGCAATAGTCGCGGACCATGGCCGACCCAGACGAGCTGATGAGGTTATCCAGGCGGTGCTCGTGGTTGCCCCAGAGATAGACGCTGGGTCGGAAGCGGCGGAGGAAGTCCTTGCCGGCCT